CGACCGTTAACTTGCCATCTGAGAGCAACCTGGCGCGCGTCACACCCAGCACTTGTTCCTGCCGCGCATAGCTCTGATTGCTTAGCCATTCGCGATAGTTGGTTTTCGCTGGGATTTGGCCGTCCATCGAGGCTCGCGTGGTGACGTCGAGCTCATCAATGGGAATACCGATTTCTCGCCATGATTTGGTTATGTACGTTTCCGATGACCGGCAGCAGTAATGCGCTTTGCCAGGGCCATTCAGATACGGCACCTTGTGGCCTATCGGTTGCCCGTCGATGGTGTAGAGCAGATGGTCACGCACGATGCAGATGGGCGAGGTTTTATTATCCAGCGTGGAATCCCACTGTTTGGCTTTAATCAGGTCGCTGTTGGCCTCGGCGAAGTCCTGCCTGGCGGTTGCAGCTACGTGATTGATGGCGGTTTTCGCAACACTCGTCGCGTTGGCCCGGCTGACCTGCAATGCACCATCCTGCCAGTTACTCGCTTTGGTACCACGCACCCGACGCACAACCTGCTCAGTGGTTTCACCGTTCAGGAACCCCATGCGCACAGCGTTAGTTAGCTTCTCAACCCTGTCAGCTTCAAGCTTATCGCCCCACTCTTTCAGCAAGCGCCCCTGAAACGGCTGAGACACTGCCGAGGCGAATACCTGCTGCGGGGTCAGTCGATGAAGCGGAACATGCTGGAGAACGGCATCTGGCAGCGCATCATTGAACATCAGCGCCTGATACGTTGCTTCGTGTGCTGCAAAGCTTTCCAGCTCAGCAGTCAGCGACTCAGCAAACTCGGCGTAAATGCTCTGATTAATCGCCCTCACCGCTTTCAGTTGCGTAGATAACCGCTTTGCCGTCATCGTGTAAGGGTTGAGGTCTTCCAGTGCCACCAGCAGCTGCGCAGCGAGTTCTGCATCTGCCTGATTAAGGATGAGGACCATCTTGCGTGCCACGCCATTGCCGTAACGGCTGACAAACAGGCTGTGTGCGATGGCCTCATTCTGCAGACGCTGATTCACCGTCCATTTGCGGTTACGCATATCAGTCACCTGTCAGGGTTGGTGCCTCGTTGATGAGTTCGTCCAGCACCTTATCCGGGTCAGCGTCCGGGTCGATGATATTCAGGCGCTGCAGTGAGCGAATGGCATCCACACGCCGAATATCGCCGCCCTGACGCAATGACTGAATGGCCAGCACCGCCGGAGGGCTGAATACCGTCGCAGCCGTATCAAGCTCGGTGCGTACATCCACATTACCGCCCGATGCCTGCCCCAGATACTCAGCCATGATTTGCAGGATGTTATCGAGAGCATCCTCGAGCGAACTCGCCATGGTGTAGAGCGGCGATTGCTCCTGCATCTTCTCTTCGGTGGTCTGGTCAACAGACTTCGTAGAGGTGTTGTCGGTGCGCAGCAGCTTCGCGCCCGCCTGGCGCATCTGTTCAACAATGTCAGTAAGGGAATCTTTGCCAGCACCAATAGCTGCACCGGTATGCTCGACATATTCGATACCCTGCTCACTGCGGTTAGTAAACTTCGTGGCAGTGGATGAGCCGATCGTTAGATCCTGCCCTTCCTCAAGACCGAATACCGTCAGGATAGGAACGCGCGCAACGTGAAGAATGTTGTCCTGCTCGCTCTGACTCTGCCAGTGCTTGATGTTAAGCAGCGCCATGTTCAGTAACGGCGGCGTGCCACACATGAAGCCGGTGCGCTTGGTGTAGAGCGTAACCAGTGGGATATCATTGCGGGACGTTCGCCATTCGTCGTGAACTTGCCAGGTCGACTCCCCCTGCCCGCCGGCTGTCTTGCGATGAAGCTGGACGTGACCCGGGCGAAGATAACGAATTTGTTCAATCTTCGTTTGCCCGAAGTCGTCGCCATCCTCAACAACCACTTCCTTGATGCGCAGTTCAGTGAGCTGCACCTTGCCGTTAACGACCTGCGACTTCCAGCCAATAACCTGACGTGGGTTCACCAGCGTGACATAAGGTCGAGCACCAGTGGCCTTCTCATCCGCTTTCGTCTTAACCTGCTCACCATCAACACGAGGGTAATCCACCAGCGCATGCGACAGGCCATACTGAAGCGCCAGGCTGAAGAACTCTTGCGACCACACATCGAGGCGATTACCCGCCATATCGAAATTGCCAGCGTAAGCTTTAATCGAGTCCGGCGTGGTCTCGCCCAGCTGGACGGGTTCTGCGAATACGCGCCCCACATCCTGCTTAATGGTTTCCTCGTAGGCCGGTAATAACGTGGCCACAGCCAGGCGTTCTTTGTAAGCGTCCCTATCTTCTTTCGGCCAGCGGGGCATATGCGTCTCGCCGAGCTGGCGCATATACAGCGTGCCGCCCATCAGCGCGTCGTTGATATCCCACGCCAGAACCATGTTCCCATAGTCCAGATTGGGTGTTGAAATGTCAGGCATGGTTATATCCGTAGGCTAGTGACTTTGCCGGTTGGTTTGATGATTGGGAATTGCTTCACGATGTAATAACCACCCGCATCGTTAGGGTGATCGTTATCGGATTTTTTATCTGGCTCACCAGTTTTTTTATCCCAGACTTGCTGCTCCAGCGATTCGGTATAAACCGGGCAGCGCTTGATGTTCACCCGGTAGCGACGATCGCCATTCCCGTTGCAGAACATGGCATTCATAGAGTTAATGCGGTCTTTCACTGGCGGATTGGAGGCATTAACGACCACGTTAAAGCCTGCCTGTTTAAGCTGGGCGATATCAGTGGTGCTGGCATTGCTTGATTTGCGAGAGTCGCCAGAAGCATCCGGGTAGATATATATTTCGCGAACCTTACGATAGCTACCACCGTCGTATAGCCAGAAACGCTCTTTGATGATGCGAATAATATCCGGAGTATCGTAAGCATTAATGATTTCGGTAACCGCGAATGGCAGGCCAAGCCTTAACACGTGAACTATCCCTGCCATCTTCCCAACGTTGAAGTCCATTCCGATATAAAGCGGCTCGCCTGGCTGCTCGACTTCTTCGCAGTTATTCTGCCGTCGGTCGAACTGGTGGTAAATCGTCCCGCTCATCAGGTTGGTGAACTGACCACGCAGATATGCCTTGATCAATTCAGGTGGATAACTTGCTAACAGCGAAGGAATGTAGTCATCTGGCAAGTTCTTCGCATTATCGAACGTGCTGGCCTGAACCATGCCGTACATAGCAGCCAATTCAGGCTTATCACGCACCGCCTTCAAAAATTGCTGGTATACGAACTTGAAACCTTCCGGTGTCGTTGTTACGTCAATCCCATTGCGCAGGCCATCTACCTTGTAACGCATACGGGCAATAATTTTGCGCCAGGCTAACTGCGCCTTTGGCGCGGGCATGACGTCGAGCTCATCCACCAGCGCATTACCAATTTTAAAACCAACAATCGTGGCTGGCTTCTCCATCGAGCGGCATATCGTCGTACCGCGATACATCCGACCTTCGTAGAAATGGACCTCTTTGTTGCCTTCGTTGATCTTAACGTTCAGGCCCCAGTCGAAAGCGACCTCCTCAACTGTCGGGTAGAAGATGTCACGTATCTGCGGGTACGTCGGTGCGAAGTACCCTTGGTTAATCTTCGGGAATTCCCACATGCCTTTACAGATGCCACCACAGCCCACCCATGTCTTACCGCTACCAAACCCAGCTACGTAAGCTTTGAACTTGTGAGGCATGGCGAGAAAGCGCGCCTGGGGAACGTTAAGTGTCGGGCTGATCCCCATCGTCTGCCCTCGCATCTACTACGTTGATATTGATTGCCACTGGCGTTGGTTCGTTATCTTCCTCGTCGCTGGCCAACTCTTTGCGTAGCATTTCCACCTCAAGCTGACGGCGCTCAATTTCGATTTGCTGCAAGCGCTGCGCGAATTCACTGTCAGCCAGGCCAAGGCGTTTCATCACCGCCTCGAACATGCGTTCGCGGCTAATAGCGGTTATCTCGACACCATTCTTGCCAACTTTGACGCCGGAATAGGCCAGGCGCGCGATGGCTGGAAGTTTGCGAGTATCAGCGAAATAAGGCTGACCTATCCCGTCACCATTGCAGCGTGGGCATTCGGCATTGGGCTCTTTGGTGTGGTCGTAGGCATAGCCGCCAGTATCAAGTGGCTCCCGGCTGCCTTCCTTAGCTGCGGCCTTGAGTCGCTCCTCTTCAAACTCCACCATATCGCGCCACTGATATTGATGACCGAAGCCCCAGCAGTAACGGCATGCACCGCGACGGTATTGCGAGATTTGATTGGCGTCGAAGGTAGCGAGTTCCCACATCTGCGCCAGAACCTCATCGGCGCTGGCGAGCGTGCGTGAAAGTGAGGCTTTCTGCTGCTGCGCAATTGCTTCTGCGACGACAGGTTTCGCCAGTAGCTCCCTGCCATAGTGAGGAGAGCTATAACCAGCGCGCTCAGCAGCAGCGGTGGCGTTGTGGTCAATGAGGTATTCAGTAACGAAGCGCTTTTGCTGCGGAGTGAGTTCGCTGTCTACCAACTCATCTGCGCATTTTTCAATTTGCGCACTGCGCACTTTCTTCTGCGCAGTTTTTTGCGCACTTTGCGCAGCAGGTTTCTTGATATATCGGCGGGCCGTTGCGTAGTTCAGTCCCTGCGATTCACACCAGTCGCTAGGTGAGATACTCGTTTTGGCGTGTTCGGACAGGAACCGCTGCTGAAGTGATCCCCAATCCGGCTTGGCCATAAAACTCCCCTAAAATATAATTCCTTTCACAGGTTGGTTTTTGGTCTTGTACACCTCATGTTTATGTTGGTATTTCAACAATAAAACATGAGGATTTAAAATGACTAAAGCACCTTCAACACCAATCCCTTTTTCTATCGGCGACCAAGTTGTACTTAGATCTGGCGGTCCTGTTATGACCGTAAAACATTCTGGTGAAAGTGAACTTGTATGCCAGTGGTTTGCAGGTAAAAAGCTTGAAATGGGTCGTTTTGCTCCTGAATCAATAACCACGCCAGTCCCAAAGCCTTAAGCCCAAACGCAATAAAACTATCCGTGAGTGATATTTCTGCATGGATGGTGAATAGCCTTCAGCAAGATGGGTGTTTATACCAACAAGATGTCGTCGATTATCTGGTTAAGCAAGATAACGAGTTTCATTTGAAAGAAAATGCTGATGGAAATCTCGCCCTCTCGACCGAAGTAATTAATAAATTCAGGTCAGATAGTGGCGACGATGTTGTTTGGGTGAAGCCTGATAAATACTGGCGTAGTCGCGTTAATGAGGATGAGCCAAGAAGAGAGGCCAGAGGTTAATCTAAGCCAAAACACGCATTCTTTAGATGTATGTTTATATTGCTCCGGCCCACATAAATTTTTATTCTATAAGTTAATGATTGTTAATAAGGATCTTTCATGTCTGAACTTGAACAAAAAGTCGAAGCTTTAGAAGATTGTATTAAAGAGTTACAACTGGACGCTCACGCATCACGGATTGCAATTACCGTTTTATCTTCAGCTATTAACAGCGTCTCAGGAAAGCAAGGACATCTTGCTAACATTTATGAGGAGGGCATCAAAGCCACCGGTCCCACGGACTTTGATCATCCTGTCGATGACGGTTATGAAACCAAATTGAATGAGAAGGTTATTGCACTTCTTGCTAAAGCATAGTTTTCAACAAGGTCACTCATCATGGTGACCTTGTTTCATTCAACATACTGAAGCGTTAAATATCATTATCAAGCCCACCCGCAGATGAGCTTTGTAATGGCTTCAGGTACTGGCTTTTAAAGCAAGCTCATTACCATTCACTTCAAAATCCAGCGTCTGGCTACTATGCCCTTGTTCGTGGATGTAGAAATGCACCTTTCCGTCGCCCAGATAAACTCGAGCGTGAAGGTCGATATGACCAGCTTCAAAAGCTTTCTTCATGAAACTCTCAAGGGTTGGCTTTTCCATCGTTCTTTTCCTGTTTGATTAACACAATTTGACGAATGTCCGCCTTATCACGATTGCATTGCCCCAGCGCTGCCAGAAGGCTGACGTTTAAATCCAGGCTG